CCGCAGGCCGGACGCAAAGCCCAGATCGTCCTCGGTCAGCGGCAGGCCGTCTGCCTGCACCGCGACCTCGCCGTCGTGTTCGATGTCCTTGGTCACGCTCCCGAACAGCAGCGCCGCGCCCGTGCCTACGGACTGCGCCGCCTCCGGATCAGGCAGGCAGCGCGCCAACTCAACCACTTGGCTCATGTCTCCACCTCGCTTCCGCTCTCGCTCTCGCGCATCTCATTTTTGAAATTCAGCGTCAGGCGGCAGGTGTACACCCCGTTCTGCCAGACGTGCGTGTCTTCATCAATCCAGCAGGTGTTGGCCAGACCGGTGTACGGCTCGGCGATGTAGATCGTGTTGCCGGTGATGAGCTTTAAGTGCCCAAGGCAGGTCACGCTGGCGCGCCGCTCGACGCCGTTATCCGCAAGGATCTCTTTTGCCTCGGCGGTCGCGTCCTCGCCGTCCGACTGCGTCAGCACATCGGCCAGCAGGCCGTATCTGCGCACCGCATCGTCGTCCGAGATCGCGCGCAGGGTGTTGCCCTCGCTGTCGACGATGATGACGCGGTTTTTCATGTTCTCGATGCTCTCGCCGTAGGTCGCGGTCTGCAAATTCGTGCCGCGCTGCAAAATTACCGACTGCGGCGTCACCGTGCGTTCAATGACGTCCAGCTTGCGTCCGGAAAAGCGCAGCAGGTACTTCTTGCCGGTTTGCTGACTCGCGAGCGTATAGGCCGTGTCAATGATGCGGTAGATCTCGGTGGCTGAAAACTTGCGTCGGATCGCGACGCCGGTCTGCGCGAGCGACCCGACCGGCACGCCGTAGGTGCTGCACAGCTGCCGCGTGATGGTTTCGGGTGTCTCGCCCGTGTACTTGCGGCTGGCGCGGCTGTTTTTGAGGTAAAAACCGTTGTCATAGCAGGTGACCGACATGGTGGACGCGTCGGTGGACTTGTCCTTGCTCACCACCTGCCCGCAGAACAGCGTCTCACTGCCCACGCCCATCGAAATGCCACCCGCCAGCGGCAGGTAAACGTAGGGCAAACGCGGATCGGTCGCCGAGACGATCATCTCCAGCTCGAGCGACCGGCACACGGTGTCCACGTCGCCCGACCATTCGATGCGACGGAACATGTGAGACACATCCCACTCGCCGTCGCTGTTGCGCACATGCACCCACGGGTGGACGTACTGGTATTGCTCCATGCGTCCGCCCCCTTACAGCGCCGACGCGGGCGGGATTTTGATAACGCTCCCGTCGTAGATCAGGTCGGGGTTTTTGATGTTGTTGTATGCCGCGAGTTTGGGGTACAGGTTTGCGTTGCCGTAATACTTGCGGCAGATGCCGGAAAGCGTGTCGCCCGGCTGCACCGTGTGGTTCTGCACGGCGGTCTGGGCGGGTGTAGCGGTTGCGCGGGCGGGCGTAGTCACGGCGGAGGTCTGTCCGGAGGACGTGCCCTCATCGCCCACCAGCCGCACGGGGTTGGGCTGCCGGTGCCGCCGCATGGTCAGCACACAGTAGTAGTCGCCCACGCCTTCCTGCTGGCGGTATTGCAGGTTTTCCAGCAGCACCTCGCATTGCGTGCGGCTGTCCGAAACGATGAAGCGGCACACCTGCTTGTTGTCGCTCGTCATCTCAAAAAAGTCGATGTAGTGAAACGGGTCGAGCACGGTGGTCGCGTCGTTAAAGGGGTAGTCCTGCACAGGCAGCATGAACTCCAGCTGCTCGGTAAACAGCGTGCGGTCGCCCGCGAGATGTACGTCACCGAAGCCGGTCAGGTTCACGGTCTCGATGTTGACGCCGCGGTCGATCATATATTCCTTGGGCGTCACCGGCAGCACGACCTCCTGCCCGGTGGTCAGGTTGACAAAGATAATACGGCGTTTGCCGGTGCGATAGGTTTTCAGCTGCTGGGACACGATGGTGCTGACCATGTTGCCGACGATGCCGCTGATGATCCCACCGCCGATCAGAATGGACATGGGGTCGTTCCTCCTTTCACCTGTTATGTGCGCACGATGCGGCGGGCACGCAGGATACGCGCCGCGACCGCCTCCGCGATCGCTGAAATGTCGCTGTCCTGCCGGACGGTGTAGTTGCCGCCCATGTTGATGACAACGCCGCCTGTGCCGCCCTGGTCCTGCGCCCGCGCTTCGCGCGCGGTCAGCACGCGCTCGCCCTCGTGGAGCAGATAGAGCGTATTGTCGCGCGGTACGCGGTTCTCGCCGATCGCGCGATAGGGCGAGGTCGCGCCGGTCAGGTGCGAGCCGGTGGTTGTGCCGACAGATGTGCGAACAGACACCCCGGCAGCAATACCACCGCTGGTAGATACACTCTCATACAGCACCGGCACCTTAATCGGCGGTGGTGTATAGCTGTTGATATGACGGGTGATGCCTTGCGTCAGCTTTTCGCTAACCGAATAGCCCGCATTTTCATATGCATCCCCAGCACCAGCGGCGATACTATCTGCTAAAGCGATATTGGCGGCTGTCATCGTGTCAGCTGCATCGGAAGTCATATAAGTATTGTAAGCAAGCTCCTCTGCCGCACCCTTGAGCATGGCTAATTCTTCGCCTGCTGCAAATACCTCTTCCTCCGACGATGCAGAACTTTCAATGGTCGCCATCGCATTCATGTACCGCTGGTGCAGATCCTCCACCTGCGCCGCGATCTTGGCATCCATGTCCGCGGGTATCTCGCCGTTGAACATGCCGTTGAACACGTCCTGATAGATGTCCTGCTGGAGATTTTCCGCGTCGGCCTTAAAGCGGCCGAGCTGCTCATTCATCTCCATCATTTTCTGTCCAGACTCGCCTTCCAGCCAGTCGATCTGGTCGGACATGCCGATCTTCTTGCCCTCGTTGTAGCCCTCGCCCATGGCGTTTTGCAGTTCCTGATTCCAACCCTCGAGCGTAGAGGACAGGCCCTCAAAGGTCTTGCTCTGCTGCTCCATCGCGCCGGCATACATCTGCTCCATGTAGGACTGGATGATCTGCGCGGCCTCGGTGCCCGCGATATCGCCGTCCGAAATCATTTCGTACGCACCGCCCTTGCTCACGCCCTTGGCGTTTGCCAGCGCCCCGACCGCGTCGATACCACGATCCTGCAGGATGTTGAGATCCTCGAGCGTGGTCTTGTTGCTCGAGCGCATGCGGCCGAGCGCGGTGGACACATTGGTCATGTCCGCCGCCGTCATGCCGAGCGCCGCGCCTGCGTCGCCGATCGAGGTCAGCGCGGGAATCATCTCATTTGCCGCGTAGCCGTAGGTCTTGAGTGTCTTGCTCATGGCCGTCAGATCGCTGTACAGGAACGGCGTGACGTTGGCCATGGTCTTGAGCTGGTTCAGGTACTGCTGTGCTGTGTCCTTTGAGCCGAACAGGGTCGTAAACGACACCAGATCGGTCTCTCGCTGGGACGCCAGCGCCGAGCCGCTTTCCAGATCGGCCGCTTGGCGCTCCTGCACGGCGTTGTACTGATCCTGCACATAGCTTTTGAACGCCTTGTCCCGGCTTTCAAACTGCTGCGTCGCGGCCTCGATGCCGCCGGACACCGCACCGATCAGGCCGCCGACTGCCGCACCAATCCCAGCTGCCGCGGGGCCGCCTACCATCATGCCCGCAGACGCGCCCATGGACGCGCCCGAGATCGCGCTGCCAAGGAAGGACTCGACCGCTGCGCCCTCGGTCGAACCGTAGTACGAGCTGAAGAACGCGCCCGCTGCACCTGACAGGCTGCCGCTGAGCATATTGCCGAAGCCCGCCGTCGCCAGCGCCGAGCCGAGCGAACCGAACATCGATCCGGTGCTGCCGCCAGCTTCGCGGTTGGCCAGTTTGCTGCGCGTGCCTGCCAGCGAAGTTTCCTCGTTTTCTACCATGCGGATACTTTTCGATACCGCATAATACTGCTGCTCGAGCTTTTCCAGCTCGGACAGCTTATCCTTGTAGTTCTGCTCGCTGACCGAATCACCCAGCTTGCGGAACTCCTTGCGCGCTTCGCTCACCTGCTGGCGTACTTTGTCCAGATTGGTTTTTAGGTTTACTTTTGCGGCAGAAAGTGTATCCAGACTGTCCTGCAGCTTATCGATCTCATCGGCCGTCTGGCCAGACACCTGACCGACCTTTTTCAGAATGGACGAAACCTTGTCCTTCGCGCTCAGCGCAATCGAAACGTCAGGCATACGCGGCGGCCTCCTCTTGCTTCATTCGCTCGCTCTCCGCCCGCCAGCGGATGCCTTCGAGCGCCTTGGGCAGGCACTCGGCCATGACAAACGCCTGCAGCACCAGCTTCTCGCCGGGCGGGAGCTTTACATAGTCGGACGGCAAGACGTGATGCTGCCGAAAGAGCAGATACATCAGAAACGTCTCGTCGTCCTCTCTCAGTTTTTTTCGATATCCGCAAAGATCTGCAGCGTGGAGCCGCGGTAGCCGGACAGCTTCTCGATCGCGGCCTGCAAGTCCTCAAGTTCGCCTGCGCGCAGCATCTTGCGCACAACCTCGTAGGGCGTCGCCGCGCCGCACGCCTGCTGCAAGCGCTCGTCGCGCAGGTTGGGTTCGACCACGCCCGCCGTGATGATCGCCGCGGGGAGATCCTTGCCGGTGTTCATCTCCTGCAGCTCGCGCACCTTGTCATAGCTCAGCTCGCGGATGCGGAACACGACGGGATTGCCGTCCGCGTCCGTCCAGCTCTTGAACTGCAAACACTGCTCGCCGGGCGCGCGGTTGCACGCGCCCAGCAGCTTCTCGACCGTGGTCGGGGTGGGATTCTTCTTTTTCTCTGCCATGTTCATTTCCTCCTGTTATTTCGGCTGGATCAGGTCAAGGTAGTCCCAGCGCGTAAACGTGAACGGACACTCGATCTGCCCCTTGGTGGCGGCTTCCCAGTCCGCAAGCGTCAGGTCGTCGAAAGATGCGTCGTAGATGACCACGCGCTCCGCGCCGTAGGCGTCCGGGTCGTCGAGCAGCGAAATCAGCTTGACACGCGTATCCTTGCCCGCCTTGAGGTTGTCGCTGATCTTTTTCGCCATGCGGCTGTTTACCTTGTGGAAGCGAATCGTACCCGTTCCCTTGGCGCTCATCAGCTTGGTGTCGACCATAAACTGGCCGCACATCGGCACGTCCTCTTTGTTGCCCGCGACCTTGGCCTGCAGGCCGAGCGTTTCGCCGCACAGCTCGTCGTCCATCCAAGCCTGCCCGTGCGTGCCCGAAATGACGCGCGCGGCAGAATCCATGCTTGCACTCATACGTTTCGCCTCCTTTTATACCGTGATGCGGATCGTGACGTCCTCAATCGCATCCGCGATCGTGAACTTGCCCACGAGGAACACCTGCGAGCCGGTGTCCGCGTGGCGCAGCTCGTCGTCGCTCATTTCGTCGGCCGCCTCGCCCAGATAGTCGCGCACCGCCTCGGTATCGATGTCAAGCGTCGAGCTGCCCTCGATCAGCAGACCCGCCGTCTCGAGCGTATGGAAGTAATTCCGGCCCGCGGTGACGAGCAGCATGCGGTTATCGTAGGTGTTCGCCACCTTGCCGATGAAGGTGTCCTCGATCGTCGCGCGGAAGTCCGCGTCCACGCGGTCGATGACCTCGAGCGCCTTGATCTTCTGGAAGATCGCGCCGTGGTCAAGGGTGGTCGTGGTCAACGAGTTGACCGCGCGGCCGATCTTGACCTGCCGACCGTCGTGAATGAGGATCAGCTTGCCCGCGTCAATGGCGGCGTCCGCCGTCTCCTTGTCCAGACGGGTGATGTCGGTCAGCTCGGGCAGCGGCGCGTAGGTCGCGCTCATCGTCCACGGCGTACCGGCAAACAGACCAGCCATGCGCGAGCAGTATTCGGCGGTGGTGAACACGGTTTCGCCGTCGGTCATGCCGTCCGCGTCGAAGTCGATGACCGGGTCATAGTCCGCCACCGTCCCCGGCAGCACCAGCTTGATGTGGCTGTGCGCCGCGCGCACTTCCTTGAGCCACATGACCATTGCCTCGGCCTCGTCCTCGCTCAGATCGGGCGGGCCAACGAGGTAATCAACCTCCTGCGTCTCGAAATAGGCGAGCGCTTTGGCGAGGTTGGTATCCTCCGCGTCGGTGACGTACAGATACACCGCCTTGGGCGGGTTGATGTAGCCGAGGAAGGTGCGCGTCAGGTAGGCGCGGTTGTCCTCGGTCAGCTCCGCGGGGATCTTGCCCACGCGGGGCAGGTAGTGCGCGCCCGCCTGTGCGGTGTCGCGCACGATCACGCCGACATAGCCCTTGTCGCCCATGGCGATCGTGGCCTGCGCGGCGGTCTGGAACGAAATATCAATCGAAGGCAGTCCCATTGCCTTATCCCTCCTTTGGATTGGTCGGCTGCGCGCCGAGGGTCACGTCGGTGACCAGCGGCTGGGTGATGGGCGCGGCCGGGCGGTCGTCCTCGTAGGTGACGACGATCGTTACATCCGCGATGTCAAGCGAGCGCGACACATCGACGCGGTCGGCGGTCAGATGCCGGTCGCCGCAATGAAGCGCGCCGCGCTGCAAAAACGCCGCGGTCAGCGTGTCGGTCACGCCGTACAGGCGGGCAGTTTGGGTTTCGTAGTGATCGCCCACCTCATCGGCGCACTGTACCAAGATCATCTGCTCAACCTCGACCACCGCCACCGTGCGGCTGGTGATCTTGCGCCCCGCTGGGCGCAGGAAAAAGCTCGGCCGCTCGAACTGCTCGGGCATCACATCGACGTACACCGTGCGGTCAGGGTAGAGCCGGACGAGGATCGCGTTGACCCCCTCCATAATCTGCTGAACAGAAAGCATTTATCGGCCCTCCAGTCTGGCAGCCATTTCGTCGCCCCAGCGCTCGACTTCGGCTTGCAGCATATCCGGTAGCTCAGAGCGTACCGCATCGTAGAAGTTGATTCCATTCACACGCAGGACATGGATATCTGGTTTATACCCGCGTTTTGCCCTGCCGCTGGGTCGGCGGATCGCATGCCCACTGACAATCGCATTGGTGATCGCACCCGGACTGCCTTTTCCGGTCGGTGGACTGACCGGACGGACAGCGGCGTAGCCGCCGCCCGAACCGATATAGGTCTTTTGCCAGCTTGCGACCTTATCCCGGCCTCCGTGAGCGTTATTCATCATTCCGGCGATTTTCCCATGCACCTCGGTCTGCATCCGTGCACCCAGCCGCTCGTGGAGCGCGCGCTGGTCGGCGCGTTTGCGTTTCACCTCGGCGTCACAGCGATCGGCAAACTGCCGCAGGCCGTTCACGCCCTGTGCCATCAGGCGTCCACCTCCCGCGTGATCTCGTACTCGTTCTTGTACTCGGACAGCGTGTGTTCGATTTGGACACGATAGCGGGCGTCACCGATCGTCACGACCTCACCCGCCCGCAGCGTCACCGCCTTGGGGCAGATGGCGACGAGCGTGTGCGTGAGGGTGTCGTGCACGTCGCCCTGCGCAAAACCCTCGTACTTCTCGGTCAGGCAGGCCGGGAACGAGAGCACCCGCTCGGTCGCGAGCGTCGGGTTGTTGAGCGCGTTCTTCTCGACCTTGGTGCGCTGCACGGTGCATTGCACCGGCTCGGCCTGCACGACCGACAGCTCGATGTGACCGCGGTCGGGATGCGTCAGCTCCGCGAGAAACAGGAAATGCCCCCGCCAGCGCAGCGCCTGAAAGAGCGTAAGCTTCTGGCGGCGCATGGTGACGCGCCACTCCGGACGGCTCATGCCGACCGTCGAGAACAGGCTGCGCTTGCCGGTCTGCTCGACCTTGGCCCACGTCGTCTTGCCCTCCTGCCAATCCCAGCCCGTGCCGTCCGGGTTATCCACAAGGCTGAGGATAACCACGCGCTCCCGCAGCTCACCCGCCTGTACCATCGGCCGCACCTCCGTAATTACACCGGATTTTGAGCTGGTTGAACATCGACCGCACGAGCGGCGGCACGGTCTCGAGCGCCTGCTGGGGCGTGTCCGCGCCGCGCGCGTCGTACATCTGCAAGGTCATCGCCTGCACGATCAGGTCATGCTGCGCTTCGTTGACCTCGCGCCGGATGCCCGCGCCGATGAGGTATGCGTCGCTCGCCTGCATCAGCCCGGCAATCAGCTCATCGTCCTCATCGTAGTCCACGCGCATGTAGCGCTTACAGGCTGCGAGCCGCTCATCCTGCGCGGCCTTTTCCTCGGTGGTCATCAACCCGCACCCGGCAGCGTGATCTTGCCCGCAGCGACGGCGGCAGCGTCAAACTGCTTCGCATCCAGACGGGTGATCGCGCGCACCTCGGTCGAGTTGGTGTTCCACGCGTTGCCGCCGACATTGGTGGACGCGATCTCCATCGCCTGACGGCGGAACAGCGTGCCGAAGCTCATAAAATCGCCAACATACAGCGGCGCGGTCGTGTTGTTCGGCAGCACAGCGTCGCTCACGACGTGCACCGCGCGGCCGCCGACCATGTACTGCGTGCGGTCGGCCGGGTTGACCTGCAGCAGCGGGCGGCCGTTGCCGTCCTCGAGCGAATCGAGGAAGTTAAAGCCCGACTGGTTGGTCAGGAACGATGCCGAGACGCCAAAAATCGGGTCGAGCGTGACGTTGACCAGCTTTTTGATGGTCTTGAGCGCGCTTGCCTCAGCGATCGAAGTCGCAGAGCCATCCAGCGCGGTGAGCAGCGTCAGCAGCAGCTTGTTCTCGGTGATGACGGCCTTTTTGCCCAGCCAGCGGGACAGGTACGCGAGCAGGTTCTGGTCGGTGTCTTTCAGCAGGTCATTGGACACCGGCACGATGAGCGCGTAGTCCTCGACCGCGTACTCAACCTTGGCAAACGCGGGCTTGTCGTCCTTGCTGATCGTGCCCATCTCGGAAACCTTGGTGAAGCCGCTCGTCGGCGCGGTGTCACGCACGCGCGAACCGGTATTGGCGCTGACGTTCTCGACCGAGAACAGCTCGCTCAGCGGGTTCAGCGCGCGCATCTGCTCGCGGATCATGGTCTGGATGTCGGACGGCACGATCAGGCCGCCGTCGGCGGGCGTGCCCTCGGTCATGCCCTCGTTTTTCACCGCGCGGTGCACGATGTCGGCGTTCTGCAGGTAGCGCGTGCGGTCGCCTGCCGCGCCCGCGCGCACGCACTCGCAAAAGGCGTGGATGCACTCGCTCGAATTCACCAGCGCACCGGTTGCACCCTGCGCCGTGGCAGCGTTCTGCGGTTCGGGCGTCGCGTTTTCCTCGGCCTGCATCAGTGCCTTCACACGCGCGATCTCCGCGCTGATCGGCGCAAGTTCGGCCTGCGCCGCATCAAAGGCGGCTTGGTCGCCCGCCGCGTCGGCCGCCTTCATGCGCTCTACGATCGGCTTTGCCTTGGCCTGCAGATCCAGCAGTCGCTTCTTCATATCGTTTTCCTCCTTATCAATACAGTTCCGCCTCGGCCAGCGCGATCGCGCGGGCACGAGCCTGTTTGGTGTTCAAATTGGACACATCTTTCTCGGGCGGGTTGCCCTGCTGCGCTTCGCGGTACGCCGCGCGCAGCTTTTCGATGTCCGGCGCGCCGCCCACGGCGTTCCAGACGTTCATCGGGTTCGCGCTGCCGGTCTCGCCGAGGATTTCATCCACCAGCCCGGCGTCCAGCGCCTCGCGGGCGGTCAGGAAGGTCTCCCGGTCCATCATGCGGCGCAGCGCATCTCGGCTGGTCTTGCCGCCGCACTTGTGCTCGTAGGCCGCGAGGATCGAGCCGGTGACCGCCTCGAGCATCTGCACGCTCTCGCGGTGCACGATCTGGTTGCCCTCGGTATAGGTGCTCGGCAGGTGGATCATCACCTGCCCGACCGGGCTTGCCGCCACGGTGTCCGCACCCGCCATCACGACCGACGCCGCCGAACCGGCAAGGCTCTGCACCTCGGCGCGGGTGTGGACGCCCGCCGCGCGCAGGATGGAGTACATCTCAAAACCTGCGTAAACCGAGCCGCCGCCCGAGTTAATCTCGAGCACGAAGTCCTCGCCCGCGGGGTTGTCCGCGATTGCCTGCCGGATGTCCGCCGGGCTGACCGCCGCCATGCCGAAAAAACGGTAGATCGGCGCGTCCTCGTCCGAGGAAATCACGCCTTTCAGGTTGTATCTCATATTTCACCTCCTGCTGCGACGTAAAGGTTTTGCTTGTATTTCATTAGTGCAAGCCCGTTGGGTTCCCCGCACGCTAAAAACGATTCACCGAATCGTTTTTGCGGTTCGCTCGAAAATCGCTCACCGCCGCGCGAATTCGGGTGCGCGCCGCTCTGCGGCATTTTATGGCGCACCCTCATCACCTCCCCCATTGTTTGCCGGTGCATTACGGTTGACTGACAGCTCCCGGAACAGGTCGGCCGGAATATAATTGAGCGACGCATAGCGTTCATCGCCACCCGGCACGTCCGGCAAATCCTCCAGCGCCAAAATATCGTTGATGCTGTACGCACCGATTTCGCGCATACTCTTAAACCATGCGGCACGCGCCGCCCAGTCGCCGCGCAGCTCGCCCATCATGTTGCGGCGCAGCTGCAGGCCCGCGGCCTGCTCGCTCGTGGTCAGCAGCTTGTAGGTGTCCTCCTGCTCGTGCTCGGACACGATCGGGGACAGCGTTCGCTGCATGTACTCGATCGCCGCCTGCACGTTGCTCGCGTAGGTCTGCTTGCCAACGCCCAGCTTATAGAGCGGGATGTTGAACAGCCGCGCGACGTCCTCGATGCTGGCGGACTTGTTCTCGATGAACTGCGCGTCGCGATTGCTGGCTGTGATCGGCGTGTACTTCATGCCGAAATCGAGCACCGCCGTGCGGTAGGCGTTGTCCGCGCCGGTGTACAGGTGCTCCCACTCGCGGCGAATCGCGTCCTTGACCGAAATCTTTGTGCCGTCCTCCAGCGTGATGTCCTGCTGGTTGGTGAGGTCGGTTTCGGCCGATAAAACGCCCGCGAGCTTTGCGCCGTTCTTATAAAACCCGACCTCGTATTTCTGCGCTTGCAGCGCGGCCTCGATGGTTTCCGCGCCGCGCCGGAGGTAACTCACGCCCTCCAGCCCGTCCACAGAAAACGCCTTATAATGCAACACATCGGCGGGCCAGAACTTGCGGAACTCGCCCGTTCTGGGGTTGGTGCCGATGTACCACAAGCGCCCGTTGTCATCCAGAAACGGCTGCATGTAGCCGGGCGCGATCGGCAGCAGCTCAGCCGGTGCGCCCCAGCGGTCGCGCAGGATGAGCGCGTAGGCGTTGCCGTGCGCGATGCGGCGCGACTCCATCAGCTTGTGGTAGTCGAACGCCGTCAGCGCCTCGGTCGGGCGGCCGGTCAGCAGCCGCAGCGCCGGGTGGTCGGCCTGCCGCTCGCGCGTCGCGCTGTCCATCAGGTAGATGGGCATTTTGGCGACGCTGTCCGAGATGATCTCGATGCAGGCATTCACCGCGGGCAGCTTCATCGCGCCCAGCGTCTTGCCGTCGTATAGGCTGCCGCCCGTGTCCCAGCCCAGCGGGCTGTCCAGCGTCAGGCGCGCAGAGTCGGTCACGCGCCGCACCATGCGGTCAAGGATCATGCGTCCTCACCTCCGTACCGCGCCAGCAGCCAGCCCGCGCCGATGAGCATAACGCCGGTGGCAATCAGGCCGATGACCGGCGACACCATCCACAGCGCCACCACGATGCACACCGCGCCGCACGCGGCAAGGGCATCGGGCAGGAATTTCAAAATGCTTTTCATGCGAAACCCCTTTCTGCACGTTTTCCCGCGCATCTGCGCGGTATCTCATCCGCGGCTCTGTGAGCCGCATTGCAAAGTCCAGCTTTGCCGGACTTTGTAATACCCCGACCCAGCGCCCTTGGGGCGCGTCCGGGGGTATCGGCGGCTTGCCCGCCGTATATAGGGGGTATGGATACCCCCTATACGCTTGCGTCATCCTCCACGCCGTCCAGCAGCAGGCACTCGCCGGTCGTGGCGATGCCGATGTGGACGAAAAACGCGGCGCGCGCCCGCTCGTCCGACGCGCCCTGCGCCTGCTCCCACACATCGACCGCCTCGCGCCAGGTCATCGTGCGGTGCTGGTCGTTGACGCCCTGCGCAATCGCGCGGATGTCCTCGAGCGCCGCGATGTAGTCAGGTGCGGGCTTTGCAGGCGGGGACTGCGTCTCAGGGATAGTCTGCGGGTTGGTGTTGGGTTCTGCCATAGTGCGAAACCTCCTTCTTTTGAATTACAAATGCCATTTGCCGCCGGTGACCGCGTCGGCCAGCGTCGGCTTAGGTTCGAGCTTGCTCGCCGCAAAGGCGATGATCCAGCTGACCGTGATATCAATGCGGCCGCGGCTGCGCTTTTTGTTCGGGTGGATGTTCTCGTTGCTGTCCGTGTCGCACCGGACGTTCGCAAAGCACTGCCGCGCGGCCGTGTTATGGACGTGCAGCATCTCGTGCGTGCGGATCAGGTGTTCCATCTCCTTCATGGGCGGGCTGATGCTTTTCATGCCCTGCGGGATTTCCACGATCTGCGTAGACTTGCCCGCTCCCGAGATCAGCGACGCCAAGCGCTGGGTGATGGTGGTGGAAAGCCACGGGTCAAAGCCGATAATCCGCAGATCATAGGTCTCCACGGCCTGCAAGATAGTGTCAATTACATCCTCGTAGTCGATGACGTCGCCCGGACAGCCGCGGAGAAAGCCCGCGCGAATCCAGTCGCGGTAGGGCGCGTGGTCGGCGCGCTCGCGTGCCTCGATATCGTCGAGAGGTATCCAGCCGGTAAACAGCGCGACCCAGTGCTCCAGCCCGTCCTGCGGCGGGAACAGCAGCGTGAAGGCGGTAAGGTCGGTGCTCTTGGACAAGTCGCCGCCGCCGAAACACTTCTTGCCGCGCAGCAGCCGCACCGCCTCGCGCCAGTCCTTGCACCCCTCCGGGTTCCACTGCGTCTTGTCGTAGATCGTGACCGGAATCCAGCCGACCGTATGGGTGGCAATCCACTGGTTGAGCCGCAGCCAGCGGAACAGCCGCTCGGCGGCCTCGCTGCGCTTGGCTTCCTGCGCCTCGGCGCGGATGGTAGACAGCTTGACCGTTTTGCCGATGGACGGGTTGCAGCGTTTCCACAAGTCCTCGTCGTAGATGTTGATTTGCTTCAGCTCATCTTCGTCCTCGATGAGGCCCAGCCCGTAGATGATGGGCAGCCAGCGCGGGTCGTCCATGTCGCCCTCGCGCGCGCAGCCATTGCGGCAGCGCAGGATCGACAGCGCCTTTTCGTGCACTTCCCAGCCGATCGACTTGCGGTCGGGGTCGTCGCCCGCCGTTGTCAGCACGATCCAGACCGGCATCTCGCGCGCGTCGCCTGCGCCGAAGGTCATGACATCCCACAGGTCGCGGTTCGGCTGCGCGTGCAGCTCGTCGAAGATGACGCAGCTGGGCTTGTAACCGTGCTTGGAGTAGGCTTCCGAGGACAGCACCTTGAGCTTGCTGCCCGAAACCGTGTCGTAGATGGTTTTGATGCTGTCCACGATGCGGCTGCGCTTCATCAGCGCGGGACTGTGCTCCACCATCCACTTGGCGGCCGAATACACGATGCCCGCGTTGTCGCGGTCGGCAGCAACGACGTACACCTCGCCGTTGATTTCGCCGTCCGCGAACAGGTGGTACACGCCGAGCGCCGCGGCCAGTTCGGACTTGCCGTTTTTCTTGGCGATCTCGAGGTACAGGTATTGATACCGCCGAATGTACCGCCCCGCGGGGTCGGCCTCCTCGCCCTCGGCCGCGACCATCTGGCCGTAGAACTCGGTGACGGCGTCGCGCTGCCAGTCCATGAGCCGGAACGGCGCGCCGTTCGAGCAGGTCAGGTATTCGATAAATTCACAGACAAACGACGCCGCCTCGGCGTCAAACATCGGCGCACCTCCTTCCGCTCCGGCGCTCTGACGGACGGGCGGGGGTTCCGTGCCCCGCCNGTACCGCCCCGCGGGGTCGGCCTCCTCGCCCTCGGCCGCGACCATCTGGCCGTAGAACTCGGTGACGGCGTCGCGCTGCCAGTCCATGAGCCGGAACGGCGCGCCGTTCGAGCAGGTCAGGTATTCGATAAATTCACAGACAAACGACGCCGCCTCGGCGTCAAACATCGGCGCACCTCCTTCCGCTCCGGCGCTCTGACGGACGGGCGGGGGTTCCGTGCCCCGCCTGCCGCCAAAGGACAAAAACATGAAATCTCGGACGGTGCGCAAAACCGCCCGTCACAGCGCCGGAAAGATTAAGAATTACATCTTGGTGTAACGGATTCGATAATCCTCCGGTACACTGGATAGTCGCAACGACCAGACCATCTCGTCCCATATGTGGTACGGCACCGCGCCTGACAGACACTCGCTGTCAACCAGCCACTGGTCAAAAAGCAGACCTTCGGGATAGCAGAACGGTGCACTCCTCGTAAGAAAGATGAAATCCGTCCCATCTCTTAACAGCATCCGATTCGGCGTTTCCATAGCGATCTCCGCACCTGACCGCCAGCACAACTCGTGAAATCTTCTTTTGGTGTCGGGCAAACATTCCGTGTAGACACCAATCCTGAGCGGACGGGTCTTCGGCTCATAATCAATTTCGAGTACCATGCTTTTCCCCTCCCGTGTTCAATTTGGACACCTCTGCCCGCAGCTTATCATGCGGGCACTCCTGCACCCGCTCGACGCGCCGCATGGCGCTCTCGCAAAAGCCGTACTTGTTAATCATCGGGCAAAGCAGGCTGCACATGATTTGCTTGCTCATCTGATTTCGCCATCCGCGAACAAGTGGTACACACCGAGCGCGGCGGCAAGCTCACTCTTGCCGTTTTTCTTCGCGATCTCGAGGTACAGGTACTGGTAGCGGCGGATATACTGCCCCGTAGGATCGGCCTCGTCGCCCTCAGCCTCGATCATCTGGCCGTAGAACTCGGTGACGGCGTCGCGCTGCCAGTCCATGAGCCGGAACGGCGCGCCGTTCGAGCAGGTCAGGTATTCGATAAATTCACAGACAAACGACGCCGCCTCGGCGTCAAACATCGGCGCACCTCCTTCCGCTCCGGTAAAATGATTGGGCGTGGTGGACGGACTTGAACCGCCGCCTGCACGCGTTTCCCCTTTGATGGCTAATCTCCGGTTCCGCGCACACAGTATCGCCAATGTGTCACTCCCACATCGGGAGCCGCTCTGCCATCTGAGCTACACCACGCATATTGTCCGGCGCTCTGACGGACGGGCGAGGTTGCGCACTCGCCGCCCGCCATGAAAGGAAGAATGCCAGTATGCATCGGGCCTTCGCCCGTCACAGCGCCGGATACGCATCTTCAGAAAAAGACCTGTTCAAAATCCGGTTCGATCACTAACTCATCGCTGGCGTTCAGTTCTGCCACCAAAAAAGAGCGCCCCAGCCCATCTCGCGCAAAATACTCATCGGTTTCTCTGTCGAGCACACCTACGTACAACATGCCTTCGAGGATTTCGGCTAACTCCTCACCGAACCCATTGCGAATTTTTAATGCCGTCTTTGCTTTTACAAAAATGCACTCATTTATCGTTTGCATATGCTTTCCCTCCCGTGTTCAAATTGGACACCGCTTTGCGCATCTTGAGATGCGGGCACTCCTGCACCCGCTCGACTTTGCGCATTGTACTCTCGCACACGCCGAACTTGTTGAGCATCGGGCAGAACAGGCTGCACATGATTTTCTTCATGCCTTGCGCCGCCTTTCCGCCCGCTCGCGCAGCATCTGCATCATCGGATCACCCGCCGCCTCGTCCTCGGGCGGTTTAGGTACCACCAGACGACAGCGGCTGGTGATGGTCAGCCCCATGCTGCTGGCACACTGCTGGCACTGGTCAAAGTAAGTGCGAGCAACACGAGACCAGGTGCCCGCCTCTTTGGCATCGTCCATATCCAGCGCATCGCGCGCCTTGAGGTGCGCCGCGACCCATGCGTCCCGGCTCATCAGATAGCGCGCCAGGATGTCAAAATCCAGCTTAGACAGCAAGCCGACCTCGTTCAGCTCGCGGCCGAGCTTTGCAAACTCGTCGCGCAAATGCTCGGGCAGCCAGACCGGCGCACGCACCTGCTTGACCTTTTCGGTCTGCGGTTCGCTGGCGCGGCGTGCGGCCTTTTCGGCCTTGGTCTGGTGCGACCGGTCGCGCATTTCGATCACGTTTTGCGGCAGCTTTGCCGGCATCGTCTTTCCTCCTCTCCAAAAAATCCCCGCATTCGGAAAAAATCCTGCGCGGAGGGAGGCCTGCGGTCTTCCGCCCCCTGCCCCGAAACTTTTTCCGGGTGGGGGTGTGCTCGGGAAATCCACGGATTTCCCGCCGAGTCCGCGCGCATCCTGCCCGCGCCGCGCCCGTCCGAGCGTCCGGCCGGTCAACGCTTCCGGCGAGCTGCCTTTGCCCGGCTTTCCGCGATGGTTTTGCGCCCGTGGCAGCTGTGACACAGGCTTTGCAGATTGTTTGGGTCGATAAACTTCGACCAGTCGCCGTCGTGCGGCTGAACGTGGTCAACGTCGGTGGCGTAGACCCGCAGGCCACGCCGGGCACAGTCCCGGCAGAACGGCTCACGCGCCAGCTGCTGCGGCCGCAGCTCGTCCGTCCAGATCTTCAGCCTGTACCAGTGACGGTAGCTTTGGCTTGCTGCGCTGCGCCGCGCCGTGTCCGGCGGGCGATGCTTGTCGCAGTAGCCGCTGCGCACCAGCGCCGTGCAGCCCGGATGCAGACAAGGCCGCAGGGGTTTGTTAGCCACGGATATCGCCTCGCATGACCGCGATCGCATACTGGCTGTCGCCGATCGCCTTGCTGATCGAGTTGATCGACCGGTATAGCCGGAAACGCACTTCCGCCTTCGGCTCGGCCTGCATGCGCTCGTACAGCGCGTCGCGCTGGCGCTTCATGCTCTCGACGTTCGCTGCGTATTCGTCTGCGATCTCAGCAATGGTTTTCATGGCGTGCCCTCCTTCCGGGCAAAAGAAAAAGCCGACCGACCGAACCCACTCTTGGGTTTGGTCAATCGGCTCTTGGCTCAATGGCGCTTGGCTCTGGTGGAATATTCACTTTCAGCTCGTGCTTGCACGCTCTGCACTTGTGCGGCAAATTGTGCGCCGTGGTGTCCGGTTCAACCGGGAAAAGCTTCTTGCCACAATACGGGCAGCAGTACCAACCGTTTTTAATCATTGGCAGCTCCTTATCTTTAAGTATACGCGGTTTTTCGATTTTGTCGAGGTGGTTTTGGTTTTTTCTCCATGCCTGTGTGATATGTTACAGACCATTTCGAGTCAGCAACTACGCGCGTGCGTGCGCGTAGCTTTTCATTGTTTTCTCGCCTTGGTTTTCGTTTGGGCATCATGTACTTGAGATAGCGGCAGGAAGCAAAATCATTCCGTTTGATACCACTGTCATCTATCACCTGCACGCCGGGCGGCGGATCAATCATCGCCGCATCATCTACCCATTGATAGGTAACGGTTGGGCGCTTGAGGTTGCGCGAACCGACAAATTGCTTTTTTCCGTTGAGCGACGCCTCCCGCCGCTCCTTGGTAAAGTAACCGGCCCAAACATCATACCCGCGATCCTCGATATAATTGAGCTGGATATTATCGCCCCAGACCCACAAGGACTGGATCAACTCGAGGTCTCCGCCGACGGCGTTGAGGATCAGATGCACATGCGGTCGGTGGTCACCGTGCCGCCCCTCGAGGACGTAGATGTATTTGAGGTCCGGCAGCCCGCGCGCTTTGCGGTAGGCGCGGATCTGGGCGAACACCTTGCCGAGCCGCCGCCGGGTTACGTCCGGACTGGCAGGAAGATCTTTGTCTCGGTAGGTTAGCGAGAACACCAAATCGTCCGGTTCGAAATTCGTAGCAATCAACATCTCCAACTTGCGCTGCGCAGTATTGCAATTGGTCTGCGCGATCTGCTCGGCAGTCACCTCGCGGATACGCTTTCGCTCTCGCTGCGATGCATTCGGTCGCGGTACAGTGTAGATCACATCCCACACCAAACGCCCCGCACGGATGGTTTTTCGTCGTTTCATTGTCCCTCCGTGTTCAAATTGGACACAAACGGGTGCAGGGAGGCCGCAGCCTCCCATACCCGTTTTGATGATTTTTCAGAATATCCGGGATTTTTCGATTTGTCAAGAGCCTATCGCTTTTATCTGCTGCTCGTGATCGTGACCGGCTGGATCATCTCCGGCAAGAAATTGATCTCATAGTGATACGGGTCGACGCTTGCGCCGCTCACATCCTCGACGACGTACAGCGTCCACTCGTTGAGATACACATAATTGACTTTGAACTCATTTTCCCCGGTCTGGCACGTCACGACAAGCTCGCTGTCCGAATTGTTCGAAATCGAAAAGAACCCTGTCAGCTCTAAAAGCGGCTTGTCTGTGCGGGCATTGATGACGGACAACCGCCGCTCGACATTGAAATTATCCGCTTCCTTGGAGACATTGTATTTCACCCGGCTTGCCTCCCGGCAGCCCGCCAAAGTGAAGATGCTTGCAACAATCAACAACACCGCGATAAACTTTTTCATTTCGTCTTTTTCCCTTTCGCATTCTTCAAAAGATGTACTTTTCCATTCCAGAACCACTGGAACACCAGCCGGAACAGCACGTCCGCCGCCCGCCCCCATACGGCCTGACACTCACCGCAGTTGCAGCAGATCCGCACGCAGAAGATGGGCAACAAGATATAACCGTCATCATAGCCTTTTTCGTTATAATGCGTGCAGCAGCGATACGGGAATTTATTCGGATTTTGCATCAACAACTACCCCCTCCGGCGGCTCCGGCAGCGGCATCCAATGCGTTACCGTCACCTTGTCAAACTCTTCCGAACAATCCTCCAAACACCACCCGTCGGTTTGATTGTAAGTTGCAAATTGGTACGCACCGATAAACGTTATGTGCCCATTGCTCGCATAGACAATCGCCATCACTGCAGTGAAAGGGTCTCCCGGCAGATCTTCTTCCACGCTGATCCAGCGTGGGATGGCGGCCTGCAGCGGGTCCCGGGTCAGCGGCTCCGAACCTAAAACATCACGATCGGCCTTTTCCGAAACCGCTTCCGCGATAAAATCAATGGTGGCGCGTTCACTGTCGCTCGTTGACTGCTCACGCAGTTTCGCAAGCGATGCAAGTGCTCCTTCATACACTTTCTGGCTGTATTTCATTCTATTTCCACTCCCATCAGTTTTCCATACGCCGCGAGTGCCTCGAAGAACTCGTCACTTGCGGCGTCAGCCTGCGCTTTCACATCTGCCGGAATGTTGCTATAATCCACGATCTCATAGGGGCTTAACAGTTCGACGCAGCGCTTGGTTGCATCGCACATGGTGCGCAGGAGCGGAAGCTGCTCGGCGCTGTAATGCCGATCACACAACGCGCAAACATCTGGCTCGCCGAAGGAGGCGCAAATATCGCATACACCATTTGACTCGCAGGCCGAGCAGGCTTCCATGCAAACCGCGTTCTTCCTGCAGAAAAACCGATCTTTCAACTCAAACTTCATTTGATTCCTCCGGCGGCAGCGCGGCGATCAAATCTTCGGTTGTAGTGTTCATTTCATTTTCACTCCCATCAACTTTGCCCACTGCCTATTTGCGGCACGCGACGCGGCAAGTGCAGCATCAGCCTGCTTCAAAACGTCCAGCGGCACCTCTAAGATCGGCTTACCCTCATACGGTTTGAGCAATTCGGCATACCGCTGAGATGCAGCAAACGCAGATTTTGCCAATCGTTCTGCACGGTCAAGCCGCTCCTGTTCTTTTGCATATTCCAAATCATTGAGTGCAAGGCGCAGATTGCGGTCAGACAAGTCATACTTGCACATCGTCTTGATGATCCAGAGCAAGTCGGCCTTTGTGCAGTCGGACAGTTTCATTTGATTCCCTCCGGCGGCAGCTCGGCGATCAAATCTTCGGGTGCAACGTTCATTTTTCTTTTCTCCTTTCGCGCATCTTCCTTTGGCAATCCGTGCAGATCCAGCCATGTTTGCCGACCTTCCACCCGTTTGCTCTTGCAAGCCTCTCGCAACGGCTCAACGACACGGTATGTGTTGTCCAGAATAGCCCAACACTGCCGCAATGATCGCAGGAGAAATAAACATTATAGGACATACAATCACCTTCTCTCCGGCGGCAGCTCGGCCGACCACCAACGGACGTCTACTGTCATCAGGCCGTCGTCCGGCATCTCGGGCAGGTACCAGCTGCCCGCGCGATAGATATAGGCGGCGTAATTATCCCGGTTGTATTTGCTGTGGCACAGCGTCAGCACAGTCTGCCCCTCCTCCGGGCGCTCATCCGGGTACGGGTGCCAGACCGGCGCGGGCTGCAGGGCTTTCGGTAGGTATCCGCAGCGGATGCTGCACGGCTCTGAACAGGCGATGCAGCACGCATACGGCTGATTGCAGCACTGCGCCGAACCGCACACGCCGTATGGGTTCAGCCCGGTCACACATACATGGCCGTTACCGTTCACCTGCGGCAGATCTGCGGTCGCCTGCCGCATCTGCTCGTCCAGCTGGCGCAGCGGTGCGCCCTCCGGATTGCCGAACAGCAGTTCCGACAGGTCGATACCCACTTGCTCTGTGATTTTGAGCAAGTCAGACAAGGAAATGCTATGATACGCGGCTGGGTTATCTGTCCATATCCAATCGCCATACACAGCATGCGAAAGATCACGATACCCATGTACGCCATACGTTTCCAGCGTCTCCCGCAGGTGGCGGCGCAGCTTGCCGAGCGGCGATGCCTCAAACTCCTCATTTGCCTGCTTGCGCTTGGCTTCCCGGTCCTCGGCCTCCGCGTGGGCGCGGTTTTCCTTGCTGACGCGCCCGCACACCCACTCGCAGCCGTCTGCCTTGTCGCAGTCATGGCAGCAGCCGGGACACTCTCCGCGCTTGACCGCCGCGGCGCGCTTGTCCGTGCCGACGCACGGCTCGATGCCGGGCTGCTCCGCCGGGCATTGCAGCGGCGCAAAGCCCGCAGCCGCGGCTTTTTTATGAGTTTTCACGTCCTTGGCATCCAGTTGCCACATCTGGCCCTTGTACAAGTCATGCAGCTCGCGCTGCAGGTCGTCGCTGCACTGGCTCAGCTCGTAGGCGACCGAATCATTGATATTGGCTTTTTTGTAGTCGCCCTTCCACGACTTCGACAGGTGCGCATTGATCGCGTCCGCCCGCGCGATCGCGGCTTCGCTCACCTTGAGCACGTCCGCGACGTAGGCGCGCAGCTTTCCCGGCAGCTCGATCACGCCGCGCTGCTTGAGATCGAGCAGCGCCTCCTTGATCTCCTTGGCGGCTGCAAAGGTGTTTTCAGCCGTCAGGCCAGCGCCTCCGCGCGCCATGGTGTTCGTCCAATGCAGGATCAGCACGCGCAGCGACGGGTCGAGGTCAGCATCCAGCACGACGCACGGCGCGGTTTTGTGTTCCAGCTTTTCCAGCGCGCTGCGCCGCCGGTGACCGGCAAGGATACGGAAGCGGCCGTCCTCCACCGGCACGACCACGAGCGGCTGCTGCAAACCGATCACTGTGATCGACTCGGCCAGCTCGTCAATGTCGGTCTGCGCGTAGGAGTTGTCCGGGTTTTCCTCGAGCTGATCCAGTGGGATCTCGCGCACCTGCATGGTGTTCAATTTGGACACCGTATCGCCCAGCACCTCGGCCAGATTAAACTTTGACTTCGCCATTTGCTTCGCCTCCGAAATACTCGTCCACGAACTTCCGGTAATCCCGCGCCGCCGCGCTGGTGGGCGAATAGTCGAGCACGCTCTCGCGGTAGTAGGCGCTCTCGCCGACCTTGTCGGTGCGCCGGATCACGGTGCGGAACACGCGCCCGGGAAACGCCTCGCGCATGCGTGCCTCGCCTTGCACGACCAGCGGCGCATTGTGCCACATGGTGACCAGCAGGCCGCCGAGGTGCAGCTGCGGGTTGACGGATAACATGCCGTCGATCTGTCGGGTCAGGTTTTCCACGCCCCACTCCTCGTACTGACCGATGCTGGTCGGGATAATGACCTCGTCCGCCGCGTACAGCGTCGCGGCGCAGCTTGCCGAAAACGCAGGCGGGCAATCGACCAGCATGTAATCATACACATCGTCCTCGGCCAGCGCCGCCGCAAAGTCGCGGATCGCAGCGCGCCGCTGCGGGTTTCCGTTAAGTACGCCCAGATCATAGGCCATCAGGTCGAGCGAGCCGGGCACGATGTCCACGCCGCGCAGATAGGTGTGCTGCAGCAGGTTCTCGTAGTACGGCTCTTCGCCGTCCAAGATCGTGCAAACGTCCGGGGCATCCATGTCCGCGCGCAGGTGCAACGACAGATTGCACTGATGGTCTGCGTCCAGCAGCAGCACCCGTTTGCCGCGCTCGGCCAGCGCCGCCGCGACCGAGATCGCTGTCGAGGTCTTTCCTACGCCACCCTTGAGATTCACGATCGAGATGGTTTTCATTGGGCTTCACCGCCTTCCTGCCGTTTCGCCGTTTCGAGCACCGTGCCGTCGGCACAAACCCGGCCAACCCACGACAGCAGCGCGTCCCCGTCCCCAATACGCCCATAGGCGTTATAGAGCGCGGCGAGCAGCTCGATCATGTCAGCCTCAAACTCTATTTCCGTTTTGGCGTCCACATGAAGGGACGCATACGGACCGTTTACTTCTGCTTTCAGCATGGTTCGTCCTCCCCATATTCCCGGTCGTATTCCTCCGGCGTTATCAGACGGCAGTCAGCCGGGGTGTACTCTTTATCCAGAATGAGCAGCTGCAGCACATCTTCGATGTTGAGCTTCCGGATAAATTCGTCATACTCTGCGCCGGTCATCTCCTCGGCGTCCTCGTCGCCCAGTGTCAGGCAGACGCCCGCCGGGCACGGCGAGCCAAGTTCGTCCTCGCCCAAGCCTTGCACCTCAAGGCAGATGCGGATTTTCTTTTTCATTTGCCCTTTTCCTTCCTCCTGTGCTTGTCACCCTCCCGCGAGACGATGTCGGCTGCAATGCCGAGCGCGCGGGCGGTATGTTCGTAGTCCTTGGCAAAGGCCGGGTCGCAGACCCGGCTCATCGCCAGCACACGGCGGCGCTCAAAGCGCAGCGTGCGCACCACTTCACGCAGGTTCATCGTCGTCCTCCTCTTCGCCCCAGTCGATGTTCATGCCGCAGTACGGGCAGAATGAAAAGCCGTTTTCCTCTGGGCCGTCTGCCTCAAAACGGTGCAGCGCGCCGCAGTGTCCGCATTGCCAGACGTTGTGCTCCACGTCCTGATACGTCCAGTCGATAAGGCGACAACAGCCCGCCAGTTCTTTCACATGCGCCGGGTTTAGACCGGTCTCCTCGTAATCCTTGAGCTTGTACAGCGCGCCATACAGGCCGTCCGGGATCTCCGCCCACGACACGCCCTTGACGCCCCAGTTTCCGTTCGGCTCCCGGTAAATCAACTTGCTCATGTATGTACCTCCTATGCGGTTTCGATTTTCGTCTGTTTGTACGGGTCGTCCTCCATCTGGACGACCTGCGCCTCGTCAAAGCCGTCCCACTGCTCGACGAACCGCTGATACCGTCCCTCGAACCAGAACGGCAGCGTGCGGCGCGAACCGTCGCGGTTTTTCGCGATCTTGATGACGCGCAGCTGGTCGGCGTCGCACGCCTTAAACTGTTCCGGCGTTTTGAGTTTCTTCCGATCCGGCGCGCCGATGCGCAGCACCGCGTCCGCGTCCTGCAAAATCTGTCCCGAGCCGCGCAGGTCGCCCGACCGGTTAAGCTGGCTGAGCGCCAGCACCACCCGCCCCGACCGCGTCAGCTGCTGCAGCGTCTTGGTGCTGTGCGTGATCGTGGTGTACTCGTCCGCCCGCGGGTCGGACGGCTCGATCAGCTGCAAATAGTCGATGATGGCCACGTCGGTGCGCGTCGCCTTGACGTCGGCCGCGATCTGCTCGGCCGTGCAGCCGCTCGCATGCACGATGCGAAACGGCAGGTTGAGCAGCTTTGCTTTGGCCCGCGCCTGCATTTCCAGCTCGGGCGCCGTGAACCGGTGCGCCTTGATGTGCCCCAGATCGACCAGCGCCGTGCGCGCCATGATGCGCTGCATCAGGCGGCGCTTGTCCGTCTCGAGCGTGTAGAACGTCACGCGCGCCTGCCGCGCGAGCGCCACCGCGACAGACAGCGCAAACGCGGTCTTGCCGGCCGACGGCTCGGCGGACAGGATGACATACTGGCCGAGGTTCAGCTCGGTTTCGAGCGCCTGCGTCACCGACGGGAAGCCCCAATCGAGGAACTTCGGCCGCTCGTCCATTGTGGAAAAGTAGTCCAGCAGCAGCGCGTTCATGTCGCTGCCGCGGTCCTCATTTCCGGATGCCAGCACGGTCTGCATGCGCTCGACCAGCGCGGCCACCTCGGGCAGCGGCACGGCGTAGGCGATGCTTGACCGCGTCTCGTGCAGCAGCGTGTCCAGCCGGTAGCGGATCGCGCAGTCCCGCAGCTGGCGGATGTAAGCGGCGCAGTTGCTGGGCGTCATCATCATGTCGGCCAAGTCCTTGACCAGCTGCATGTACTCGGTGCCGCACGCGGCGCGCACGGTGTATGGGTCGATCTGGTCATTCCGGGCGAACATCGCCCGGCAGGTGTCGAAGATGTAGCGCCGCTCACCGTTGAGGAAATCCTCCGAGCGCACCTGCCGGAACACGTCGGCGGCGTTCATCGGCGCGTCTGCGATCAGCGCGCCGAGCACGCTTTGCTCAGCGTCGTTGTACAGTTTGAGCGCCTCGTCTGTCAAAGCCATGTGTACTCGTCCTCCTTGCGCTCGGGCGGCGTCGACGGCGTGGGGATGCCGTCCGGCTCGTCCTCCCAGCGGCGACCGTTCAGCCATGTCGCCGGGTTGGGCACATAGCGGCCACCGTCCTTGGTCCACTGCTCAGACTGCGACTGCCACTGCAAAGCCGCCAGCATCTTGTCCAGCAGCGCCCGGTCGACTTTCAGCCGGTCGAACGCCCGGCGCGCCGGTTTTTTGGCGACGTGCTTCGGGTAAGCTGCCCAGAATGCATCAAACAGTCCGTCGTCCCCATTGGGGACTATAGGGGTATTATTCTTACTTGTATTATTCTTCCTATTATATTGGTAGAAGTTTTCTTCCATAGGGTCAGGAAGTTTTTTGCTATACCTATGGAAATTTTCTTCTATAGGGGTCTGCACCTTTTCCGCGGCGGCGCGCGCGTTTGCCTGCACCCAGATTTTGCGCGCGGTGACCGCACCCTTCGCGTCCCGCTCGACCTCGATGCAGATATAACCCGTGTCTGCGAGCACACCCACCGTCGCGCTGATCGTGCGCTTGGACTTGCCAAACTGCGTGGCGAAATAGTCATTGGTGGCGTCGCAGTAGCCCTTCTTGTTGCACAGCGCCGTGATGTCGCTGTACAGCAGCTTTGCAAAATCGGACAGGCGCTCATCATAGCGCACGTCCGCGGTCAAGATGGAAAAATAACTCGGACTTGGCATCAAGCGCCGCCTCCCTTCTTGCCCGGCGTTCTCACCTGCGCCACCGCCTTTCCATCGGCTGCACCAGCAGCCTGTCCACCAGCATGCCGAGGCCGAGGTAGGCGCAGCCTACCCCCAGCAGGGCGATCACAGCGTAGATCATGGCTGCACCTCCGGTTTAAGATATACCGCAATCGCTCGGGCGCATGCCCTGCAGACTGCCCGCCCATTCGGCAGCTCAAGCAGCAAGTCGTCGCTGCCGCACAGCGCGCAGCCGCGCGCGTACTTGCGCAGTATGATGCCGTCCTCTTCCGTGCATATTTCCATAGCGCAGCCGGTGTCGATGCCCATTGTGCGGCGCAGTTCCTTCGGAATGACAATGCGCCCCAACTCATCCACCTTGCGCACAATACCTGTGTATTTCATGTTTTCTCCTTCCCCCGGCGCGGCCCTCTTGACAGCGCCGGGCTTTTCCGGTATCCTTGTAAGTACAGTTATTTGATTTGCGCTCAGTCGCGGTTGCCGCCGCACTGGGCGCTTTCCTTTTGCGCGGCGCAGTCCAGTTCGTAATATGTCGTTGTGAGCTCTTGCAGCTCCGCCATGATTGCGTCGTGGAGCGGACGCTCTTCGGCGGTGATAACGCCGTCCTCATTGATCTCCATCAGCTGATCCAGACGGCCGCTCTTGGCAAACTCGCCGAACAGCCGCACAAAACGCATCGTTGCTTGCTCAAGCGACTTCTGCCGCACGTCCGGCAGCAGGTCTCCCAGCTCGCCCGTCGCAAGATGCTGATAGCACAGATATGGATAGTCATACAATCGCGCCATGCGCAAAACGACCTTATCAGGCGGCCGCCGACGGTTCTGCTCATACGCGCCTAGGGTGTCGACCGATATGTCCAGTCGCTCGGCGGCGGCTTCCTGCGTCAAACCCTTCATTTCACGCGGACTTTGATAAATATTTCCCTGCTTTTGCACACTGGTTTCCCTCCTTTTTTCATGGTATAATGCTCACGCACCGGGGATAAAACCGACACGCTGCTGCCGCAGGCGCTCCATATCGGCTTTCTCTTTGGCTTTTTCAAAGCGCAGCAGCTCATCCTGCCGCACCTTCCAGCCGCCGAGCTTCGCACCAGACAGCTGGCCGCTGATAATCAACTTGCGGACATAATCCTTGGAGCAGAGCCAGCGTTCTGCGATCTCGTCGATGGTCATGTACTTTCCGGCCATTACGTCACTTCCTTCCCCTTATCGTTTGGTTCAAAACCGCCGAACGACGGCCCAGACTCCAAAAGACGCCGTATATAGTCCACCAGTGCGATCGTTTGCAGATAGGTAAACCCCGCACGCTTCGCTTGTTCCAGCAAAGACTGCGCAATCGGCGCGATTCTCTCGCGGCCTGCAGCGTCCAGCAGCGCGTTCCGTTCAGCATGCGACAGCTCGAGCTTCATGCTGCGCCCACCTTTCTCTCCAGTAAGGCAGCTCCGCCTCCATAGCAGCGGAATTGTCTGCTATATTGGAAATCATCGTTAACATGATAAGGCTGTCCTCTTGAGGCACGTTTTCGAGAATTTCATCCATCTCAAAAATAAGTTCCCACACAGCTCGAGCCGCTGAGACATCCTCACCGTTTCGATCGATCAGCGCGACGGCTACCGCAGTTGCAGCGTCCTCACTGCCGCACAGCAGATCATACAGGTCATACATTTCCTTCGGGTGCGCATCACAAACACCTATCGCGTAATTCTTCATTGCTCCCATGATTATTGTTCTCTCCTTTCAGTTTCTTCACACTGGCGGTTACCCCGCCTCCTTTCCCGGATCGTCCGCGTACAGCTCGTCGATGGTGCAGCCAAGGAAGTCTGCGATCTTCGGGAAAAAGCGCGGGCGCGGATATGTGCCCTCTGCTTCCCATTTGGTGACCGTGCTGCGATCTACACCCAGCGCATCGGCCATAGCCTGCTGGGTCGCGCCAATCGCTTCGCGTTTGGTCTGGATAGATTTCATCGTTTTCACCCCTTTCTTGTGGTTGCTTGCCCTTTCCCACTCCATGTGTTACCATGAAATGGGAAAGGAGGTGCCAATGATGGCTGATAACAGCAGTTTTCCGTCTAAGAAGAATGAAGTCCTCGCCATGCTCTATGTTCAATCGCAGGATTTGAGCCAAAAATCCCCCGTTGAAATTGCTGAAATGTACGAGCAGGCATATCATCAAATTGATCAATATTACGGGGACAAACTCAGTAAAGACGTGCAAAACGGAAAGTGGTCACTCTAATTGCTCACCTTCATTTGCAGCAATGCCTCTTTAACGTGATCGAGCAGCAACTGGGCTGTCACAATTTTCATGCCGTCCAACGCTTTGAGAATTGCGGCAGCCCGCTCCACTTCATAATCCTGAAACAGCTTATCGTCAATGCTAACGATCTTCCCGTCCTCGACGATAACTTTTCTAAAAGCTTGCATCCCCTCTCGCCTCCTTTTCTTTATCTTCATGCGGATGAAGTTTCTTCACCTTTGTGCCTATATTATAGGTGACGCTTCTTCTCTTGTCAAGTGTATTATATGAAATTTCCGCACCTTTATTGAAATGTGAAGTTTCTTCCCTTAAAATACAATTGGGGTGATACCTTGAACAATCTAAGAACTGTGCGGACTACTGATCCGCGAAAATTGACCCAAAAAGATGTCGCACTTTTCCTTGGTGTAGATCGCAGCACCTATAACAAATATGAAACTGGCGACAGCGAACCTAATTTTGAAACGATTTGCCGTCTATCAGACTTTTTTGACGTATCGGTCGAGTATTTAATGGGGCGTCCGGGCGCAAAAAAAGCACCCGCTCATCAAGAAGCAGGTGCCGAAACCGAAACCGCATGGGACGAAATCAGAAGTCTTTTAGAGAGTGCTCCTCCGGATAAAGCCGAGGACGCTGTTCGAGTTGTTCGGGCTTTATTAAGTCCTCAAGAACACACAAAATGAACGCAGCGGCATCAGCTGGCCGCGATGTCTCATTTGCAATTTTTTTTAATTCAGCTAACGCGTTCATTTGCACCCCTCCAAAAAATCGAACAAGTGTTTGCTTTATTATAATACAGCCGCATGCTCGATTTGTCAAAGGGATTATGTACGGCTGCGGCCGTCAAATATAGAACAGATCCTCAACACTTACGCTCATTGCTTGGGCCAGCATCAGCGCTATGTCCACGCCGGGCGTGCGCTTTCCGCTTTCGATCTCACTGATAGTTGATGCAGGGACACCTGAAGCCTGTGACAGCATATCCTGAGACCATCCGAGAAGTTTTCTCATTTCTTTTACATTGTTTTTCACATTCTATCCTTTTCTACCGATTTTTGTCGATTTTTCTTTCAAAACTTCTGATATCAGAAGTTTTACGGATAGTATGTGCATTTGATGTAATATTATGCTAAAATTATATGGTGTTCAAATTGAACACCTCAAATGGGGGATTACAAATGAAAAAATCCATCATTTTATCTGTTCTACTTTTCTCGTTAACTCTATGCGCTTGTACCACTTCAAGGACTTCCGATTATCCTACATTTGGAGCAAGCGCCGAACGTTGTGCAGATGCAATGGGCACTTCACTTGAAGGCGGCGGCACATATAATGCTTTTTCAGAAGAGCCTACAATAACTGAAGAGGAAAACGAAACCTTCGGAACAATCTTATGCTACAGTTATCCTGTTTGCGACGGTGTTTATGCTCTACTCTATGAAAACAAAAACACTGAGCTATGTTACCAACTTTCACTTTCAGTTAACTGGAGTGAAGTAAATACATGGAATAACAGCATTGATTTAATCAGCGGATATATGGCAATTCTAATTCTCACAGCGGAGCAAGACAATGCAAAAGCTGAGGACATTGCTTCTGAACTCGGTCTACTCTCCATGGGTGACGCTTATGCCGATACCAATATGACCGCCGAAAGTGACACTGCTTCCTATTCTTATACAACACAAAATAAATTTACGATGTTAAATGTCTTAGCTCAATAATCGCCCACACGCTGCTTACTGCAATTTAATTCAGTGTTCAAATTGAACACATAAAAAGCACCCGTCCCGGGGCTCTACTACCGGAACGGGCAAAGATGGAGTGTTTCACGATTCTCCGAAATTATTATACATGATTGGGTAATTTTGTCAACCGCAGACCACAACCGAACACCGTTCTCTTGTGGTCTGCATTTTTACGCCCCTACAAACCGAACAAATGTTCTAATTCTATGCAAGGAGGCCGCTTCATGCCCGAGCAAACCAAGAAAAAATACACCTACAAATACGTCAAGGCGATCACGGTCGGGCACAAGCCGGACGGCAAGCCGATCCGCAAGTATATCCGCGAGAACAATAAAGCGATCTTTGAACAAAAGGTGCGCTACTACCAGAATCTCAACTCTCGCGGCGTGCAGATCGTCGGCCGGTCGCTTACAGTCGAACAATGGGCGTGGCAGTGGTACCACACCTACAAAGAGCCGAAGATCGGCGCGAGCCAGCGCATCAATTACGAAACCAACCTGCGACGCCATATCCTGCCGGTGATCGGGTTCATGGCTGTCAATGCCGTGCGGCCGTACCACCTGCAGCAGCTCGTCAATGATGCCCGGCGTGAGGACGGCCAGCCGCTGGCGCAAGGCACGGTGCGGCAGATCCTGTACACACTGCGGCAGATCTTCGAACAGGCCGAGATCAACGGTCTGATCGAGGTCACGCCCTGCCGCCGCATCGAGAACACCGCGACCGGCAAAACCGCTCGACGTGCATTGACCCGTGAGGAGGAAGCGCTCGTCCGCAAGGTAGCTGCCCGCCACTGGGCAGGTCCGTGGGTGCTTCTCATGCTGGACTGCGGCCTACGGCGCGGCGAAACCGTGCCGATCGGCAAGGCCGACCTGTGCAAGGACGGCACGATGCTGCGGATCAGCAGCGCCGTCACCTACGCCGAAGGGAATCAGGCTAAGCGTAAAAGCACCAAGACTGCCGCCGGGGAGCGGTTTGTCCCTATGCCGCCCGCGCTGCTTGCACAGCTGGACACCTCCGGCCGGTACTTCTTCCATGGGCAAAACGGCAGGATGCTCACGCTCACCCACCTGCGCCGCATGTGGGGCAGCTTCCACCGCGCATGCGACCGGGAGGCCGGTGCCAAGCTGTACCGCAACAAAATCATAGAGCACGCTTTCGACCCGGCAATCACACCCCACTATCTCCGGCACACCTATTGCACCAACTTACGCCGTCAGGGCATTGATCTGAAAACCGCGCAATACCTCTTGGGACATGCCAGCATCACCACTACAGCGAACATCTATGACCACGTCGATATGGACGACATCGCCCAGCTCAGCTTGCATGAAGCACCAAAAGAGACGTGA